ATAGCGTTAACTTTGCTGCTATTAACAAATCAGAAGAATACAGAAAGTGCTTTAAACCGAAAAACAACTACTTTGTGGAGTTTGACTTTGATGGTTATCATCTGCGCCTGCTTAGTGATCAGATTAAATACCCTCTAACAGAAGAATCAGCCCACAAGCAATTAGCAAAAAATTACTTCGATACAGATAATATCACAGAAGAACAGTATAATCTAGCAAAACAGATAAACTTTCAAGCGATTTACGGAAAAATACCAGACGAACATAGCCACCTACCGATATTTAAATCAATACAATCGTATATAGATGGAATGTGGGAGATGTTTGAGAAAGAAGGGTACGTATCTAACCCACAAACTAGAAAACCTTTCACAAAAGAGNTAAAAGAAATGCATCCAGCAAAGTTAATGAACTATATGATGCAATCGTTGGAAACTTCAAACAATATCACTATATTAAAAGAAGTACTACGGTACCTTCAAGATAAAAAGACTTTTATAACACTATATACGTATGATGCTATACTATTCGATTTCTCTAAAGAAGACGGTAAGGAAACCCTAGAGGATATTAAGCGAATAATGGAGCTAGGCAATAAGTACCCGGTAAAATTCAAATACAGCACTGATTTAGTGTTATAGTAACTAACAACTATTTATTTATGTCAACAGACACAAAAACACCCCGGTTCGATTATGATATCGAACAAATTTTTACTAGCGAAGATATGAGTAATAAACTCTTCTGTACATTTTCTACAGAAAGCAACTTACCAGATACATTAGAAGATATCCAAAGTAGGTATAAGATACTATACAATAAGATTTTTGTACTATATGCAAAAGATCAAGAAGAGTATATGTGTACCTATAATGTAGATTTCGGTAATATCGGAGCCTTCCTAGACAATACTATATTAGTACATAGAAAAAAAGAGACAAACACTCTGTACACTATTAATGCACTTAATACATTAATTAAAAGTTTAAACAACGGTAGATTAGATACCACTTATAAAGTGTACTGGCAAGACTACCGTAACAGTATACTTCTTACTAAAGGACCTGAACTAAAACAGGTTAGCACAAAATTACACAAAATTATAGAGTTATAGTTGCAAACTAAATACTTTATTCTTATATTAATAATAAGTTTATTTTTAAAATCAGTTATATATGGACATTAATGCAATCAAAGCAAAATTAGATGCTTTAAACAACAACGGTCAAGACAAAGAGAAGACCGACTATTCAAAAATCTTTTGGAAACCAGAACTTGGGAAACAGACAGTACGTATTGTACCATCAGCCTACGATCCAGCCTATCCATTTAAGGAGTTAAAATTCCACTATGGTATTGGAAAGTATCCGATGATCGCTCTATCGAATTTCGGTAAGCAAGACCCAGTCGAGGAGTTCGTGAAAGAACTTAGAAAAACAAGCGATAAAGACAATTGGTCGTTATCCGGTAAAATTAGTCCTAAGACTAGAATCTTTGCTCCAGTAGTAGTACGAGGAGAAGAAGAGAAAGGTGTTAGACTATGGGGATTCGGAGTGACGATTTACAAAGCACTTCTATCACTTGCTGAAGACGAAGATATTGGAGACTTTACGGATGTAATGAACGGATGGGACTTAGTAGTAGAAATGCAAAAAGGAAACCCTTACCCAGAGACATCAGTAAGGATTAAACCGAAACAAACTCCTTTATCGGACAACAACGAGAGTGTAGATTTATGGTTAAAGAGTCAACCAAAGCCTATTGAATCGTTTACTGAGTATGATTACGACTTCGTAAAGAAGCAGTTAAAAAGTTACTTAGATCCTACATCTGTAGCGGAAGAAACACCGCCAGCTCAAGAGAGTGACAAGAAGGTAGAAGACAAACTACCAGAAAGCTTAGGTCAACAGAAAACAGACTTTACTTTAGAGACAGCTACAGCTGGAAACAAAGACACAGTAAGTAAATTTGACGACTTATTCAACGAATAATGGCAAGTAAAAAAGAGACACAACAAAAGGCTTCTGATTCAATCAAGAAGTCTTTTAATTTAGGTAACTTTAAGAAGAAAAAAGGGTACGCTCTGACTTCTGTAAAGTTTAAAGAACAAGGCTTCATACCAATGTCTCCTGCTCTTCAAGAGATAACATCTTTACCAGGATACCCAGAAGGACATATTACACTTCTTAGAGGACATAGTGATACAGGGAAAACTACTGCACTAGTAGAGGCAGCAGTACAATGCCAGAAGAAAGGCATACTACCAGTATTCATTGTTACTGAGATGAAATGGTCTTGGGAACACGTACGAGAGATGGGACTTGAATTTGAAGAAACGGTAAATGAGGAGACAGGGGAGATAATAGATTACGAAGGATTTTTCCTGTACGCTGATAGAGGTACATTAAATACTATTGAAGATGTAGCTGTGTATATGGCAGATCTAATGGACGAACAAGCTAAAGGAAGTTTACCTTACGATCTATGCTTCTTATGGGACTCTATAGGATCTGTGCCATGCGAATTATCTGTACGTTCTAATAAGAACAATAACGAATGGAATGCAGGAGCAATGTCTACTCAATTCGGTAATAATATGAATCAAAAAATATTACTATCAAGAAAAGAAGGAAGCAAATACACAAATAGCCTTATCGCCATCAACAAAGTATGGACTCAGAAACCCGAACACCCAATGGGTCAACCTAAGTTACAGAATAAGAACGGGATGACAATGTGGTACGATGCTACACTTATCATAACATTCGGTAATATTACGAACCCTGGAACTTCTAAAATAAAAGCTATCAGTCAAGGTAAACAAGTAGAGTTTGCTAAGAAAACCAATGTACAGATAGAGAAAAACCATATCGGAGGAGTTCAATCAAGAGGTAAGATAGTAATGACTGCTCACGGTTTTATAAAAGACGATAAGAAAGCAATCGACAACTATAAAGCAGAACATAAAGACAGATGGTTTAAACTATTAGGGTCAGACAAATTTGACCTAATAGAAGAAGGAGATACTGAAGAAGAAACTATCAATGTAAAGAAGATAGGTTAATGAAGAGTTATACAGATATTCTGGATAACCTTAAAGATTCCCCACCTAGAGAGTTAAACGATCACATACTAGTAATCGACGCTATGAATATGCTAATTCGTAGTTTCTCTCTACTAAAAGCAATGAACCCATCAGGCCAACACATAGGCGGTCTGATAGGTTTTATGCGATCACTCGGATACGTAACACGTATATTCGATCCTACTAGAGTAATAGTAGTATGGGACGGAAAAGGAGGTTCAGCAAACCGAAAAAACATTGACCCTAACTATAAGGCAAATAGAGCAACCTCTAGAATAACCCACTGGGGACTTTACGATACAAAAGCAGAAGAGCAAGAAGCATTAATAGGGCAGCTATATAGAACACAAGACTATTTAGGATGTTTACCTATCCAGCAAATAATGTTAGAGAAGCTAGAAGCTGACGATATAATTGCATACCTTGCTAAACAAGCTTCTAAGAATAGTAAGAAAATTACTATAGTATCATCTGATAAAGATTTCCTACAACTAGTTAACGAGCATATTAACGTATATGCACCTATAAAGAAGAAAGTCTTTAATAGTAGTAATATAGTTGACGAACTAAAGGTATTACCAGAGAATTACAACATAGTTAAAGCATTACTAGGAGATAATTCGGACAACTTGCAAGGAGTAAAAGGATTAGGAATAAAGACTATACTATCTGAATGGAAAAGTTTTGCGTACGATATAAATGCAACATTACAAGATGTATGGGATCATTGCGAAAAGCAAATGGAAGTTAAAAAACCTAAGAAGATCTTTGCTAAAATAATTCACAATTGGGATAGAGTTGAAACTAATTACGAATTGATGAATTTACATGAAACAGTGTTGGATGATAGAGAAAAAAACGCTATATTAGATACAGTAAAGCAAGACATACCTGATTTACAAACAGGAGCATTCATGCACTTACTTGATCAAGACAAGATAGAAGGAATTACAAAAAATACAGAAGGTTGGTTAGAAAACTTTCGAGGATTAACAGGTTTTAAAAAATAAGTTATATGACGCTAAAAGCACTAAATCAATACGGGAAAGGTTTCCAACTAAAAGTACTAGGATCCCTACTAACCGATAAAACATTCTTACAAAACGTAAGAGATGTACTACTAGAAGACTACTTTGATTCAGATGCACATAAATGGATAATCAACCAGATAACCGGTTATTTTGACAAGTACCACACAACAATAAGTATGGATGTACTGAAAGTGGAACTCAGGAAAGAAGGTAATGACATACTGCAGATAGCACTAAAGGAAGAACTACGTAATTCATATGAAGCTTCTCAAGAAGATTTAGAATACGTACAGGAAGAGTTTCAAACTTTCTGTAAGAATCAAGAGATGAAACAAGCTATATTGAATTCAACAGACTTACTTCAAGCAGGAGATTTCGACGGTATTAGGAATACTATAGAAAAAGCTATGAAAGCCGGTATGGATAAAAATATTGGACATGAATATAATAAAGATATTGAGACGCGTTATAGATCTGATTACCGTCCTACCATCCCTTCTCCTTGGCCTATTCTTAATGATGCTATTCAAGGGGGATTTGGACCTGGGGATCTGGGTATTGTATTTGGTAATCCTGGTGGCGGTAAGTCGTGGACTATGGTTGCTATTGCTGCTCATGCTGTTAAGCTTGGCTATAAGGTCAATTTTTACACTCTGGAACTCGGGGAAGATTACGTTGGTAAAAGATTTGACTGCTATCTTACAGGGTACAGTATTGATGAAGTTAACAACCACAGGAAAGAAGTCGAAGAACACGTAAACAACCTGAAAGGGAGGTTAATAGTAAAAGAGTATGCACCAAAGAGTGCAACAGTAAATACTATAAAATCACATATACAGAAATGTGTAGATATGGACCATAAACCAGACTTAGTAATAATTGACTACGTGGACTATTTGAGAGGACCCTCTAAAGGTAAAGGGTTCGAGAGAAAAGATGAAATCGATGATGTATTTATCGCAACAAAAGGATTAGCTAAAGAACTTAAAATACCAATCTTAACACCTTCACAGGTTAATAGAATGGGAGCTAAAGACTCTATCATAGAAGGAGATAAAGCAGCCGGTTCCTACGATAAAATGATGGTAGCAGATTTGTGCTTATCCCTATCAAGACAGAAAGAAGATAAAGTACTAGGTACAGGTAGAATACATGTAATGAAAAACCGATACGGAATGGACGGTATGACTTACAATGTAAAAATGGATACTAATAATGGACATATAGAGTTTGACGGAGAAACAACCCTTGATGATCTAGGTGGAGGCAGTGATGGACCTACATTTACACTATCCAGAGAGAAAATGGCAGAACTATTCGAGAAAAAATAGAATATATATCCTATTTATGGAAGCGTCTCCAATAGAAGTACCCCTAAACTTGGAGACGTTTTTAATTTACAATTAATAAATAACTAAAAATTTTTAAGAAACTATGAAAAGAAACATATTCGAACCAAGCGAAGATGTTAGAGGAAACGACTATCCGCATTTACTGCCATATACCAATGTAATTTGGGAAGCCTTCTGGACACCAGAACACTTCGACTACGATAGAGACGTAAGAGACTTTAAAACAAAATTTAAACCACATTGGCAGGAAGCAATTAAGAGATCGATGCTATGTGTAGGGGTTGTAGAAAATAAAGTAAAAACATCTTGGGCTAGGATAGATATAAGATTACCAAAGACTGAAATAGCAGATGCAGGACACGTTTTTGCTGGAAACGAAGTAGTTCATAGAAGAACTTATAAGCAGGGGTTAGACTTACTAGGATTAGACAGTGAATTTGAGAATATAATGGATATTCCTCAAATAGCAGGTAGAGTAAATTACTTAAACAAGTACCTAAAAGGATACACATCCAGATCAAACAAAGAGTTTACTAAATCGTTAATTTTATTCACTCTATTGGTGGAGAATGCAAGTTTATTCGCTAACTTCTTAACTATATCAGCATTCGGAAAATACGAAAACATGTTTACTAATTTCACTACAGTCGTTAATGCAACAAGTAAAGAAGAAGCAATACACGCACAATTCGGAGCTGAGTTAATAAAAATTATCAAACATGAAAACCCTGAATGGTTTGATCAGGAGATGGAAGATAAGATTCGTAGAAATATTAGAAAAGCACTAACAGCTGAGGAAGAACTAATAGACTGGGTATTTGAAAAAGGTGAGTTAGAGTTTATGCCTAAAGCAGTGATTAAAGAATATACCAAACAGAGACTTAACCACGGATTAGAGTTGATAGGATACGAAAAAGAATACGAGGTAGATAAAGAACTACTTAAACCGACAGAATATTTCGATAGAATGGCAAAAGCACCTATCTCTTTCGATTTCTTCGCACAGAAAAGCACAGACTATAACAAAACAAATTTAATTACAGAAGACGCATGGGATTAGAGTTACAATGGCTCAAGGATAAGGAGCAAAGAGATATGTTAAAAAGAGGTTACTTAAATGAAGGAGAAACACCAGAACAGAGATTCCAGTCAATATGCGACACAGTACAGAAATACTCTAACCAGTTAGCAAAGACAGAAGAAGCAAGGGAATATTTGAAAGGGATAGGTGAGAGATTTGAGGGATATACCTCTAAAGGATGGACTTCGTTCTCCACACCGGTACTAAGATCATTCGGCTCAGAACACAACCTACCAATTAGCTGTAATCACTCTATAATAGAAGACTCTATAGACGGTATTTACAATAGGTTTTACGAAACAGGTATATTAGCAAGTAGGGGTGCAGGTACTGCTGTAAACGTATCTGACCTACGTCCTATAGGATCTCCCATTAAGTCTGGAGGAGAAGCTAATAGTATTATGGAGTGGATAGAACTCTACGCAGATATGATGAGTAAGACAGCTCAAAACTCACAAAGAAGAGGTTTTATTACCTTTTATTGCGATACAGATCACCCTGAGATTATGGACTTCTTAGATATTGGGACAGAGAGAATTCCTAAAGATAAACAGAGATTCCTTACCACAGTTACTACAGCAGTAGTACTGCCAACAGGATTCAGACAAGCACTAAAAGACGGAGATAAAGAAAAGAGGAAGATCTTTACTAAGATACTCAATACAAGAAAAGAAGCCGGATTCCCTTATATACTGGATGAAGAAAACGCTAATAAAGGGATTTGTCAAGCGTATATAGACAAAGGTATGAAAATACGGAATGCAAACATATGCGCAGAAGCTATTGAATACACAGACTACGAAAAGACATTCGCTTGCTGCCTATCCTCTATAAATGCATACCATTGGGATGAAATCAAGCAAGATCCTAATTTCCTATTCGATATGAACATACTATTAGACTGCGTCATAGAAGAGTATATAGAGAAAGGTGAAAAAATACCAGCAATTAAAGCTGCTATTAAATTTGCAAAAGAACACAGAGCAATAGGTATGGGAATATCATCATTTCATTCATACCTACAGAAGAATAATATAGCATTCGGAACAGTACCATCAATTACTGTTAATGGAGATATCTTCTCTACTATGAGAAAAGAAGGAGATAGGGCATCTAAGTGGATGGCTAAACATTTCGGAGAACCTAAGATGTTAGAAGGTTACGGAGAACGTAATACAAGTCGTATGGCTCAAGCCCCTAAGAAATCTACTAGTTTTATAGATGGAGGAGTTACGATGGCATATAGCGAAGGTATCGAACCTCATAAGATAAACTACGGAGAAAAAATGGTAGCCAAAGTGCAAGTAGAGTGGAAAAACCGTGAATTAGAAGCACTACTGCAGTCAAAAGGGAAAGATACTGAAGAGGTATGGAACAGCATACTGACACACGGAAGCTCTGTACAACACCTAGAATTCCTATCAGAACACGAAAAGAACGTCTATAAACTATTCCATGAAATATCACAAGTAGATGTAGTAAACTTAGCTGCGCAAAGACAACAGCACATTGACATGGGACAGTCAATTAACCTAGCAGTACACCCTAATGCCGCTCCTAAAGATGTAATTAAACTACATCTAGATGCATTTGATAAAGGGATTAAATCACTCTACTACCAGTACAACCTGAATGCTGCCCAGCAATTCTCTCAAGAACTATTAACATGTAGCGCTTGCGAAGGATAGGTTAGTTCGTAATATAAACAGAAAACACCAGTAAATTATGATATACACAAGTACAGTACTATTCACACTCTGCCTAATAATATTTTTTGTATCTAGACGTATAATTAGAGATTTAGAGAAAGAGATAAAGAAAAAAGAAGCAGAATTTGAAAAAGAGAGAGGAGTTATAAGAGCTGACGCTAAGAAAAGATCCGGAGCAGTACAGTGGGGTAAAACAATAGAACACTTCGTACCGTTTTTAGATGAATTCCCAGTACCAGTAGAAGATTGTCAATTTTTAGGAATGCCGATAGACTATGTAGCTTTCTCAAACACAGGAAGCAAGACTAAATGCTCAGTACACTTCGTTGAAGTGAAAAGTGGTAGTGCATTCTTAATGGGCAAGCAAAAGAATATTAAGAATGCTATTCAAGAAGGTAGAGTACATTGGCACGAAATAACAGTTGATGGAAACACTATGAAATAGTTGCAAAATCAATAAAGTATTCGTATCTTTATTTAAATAACCATAAATAAATAAATATGTCTAAGAACTCAGCAAAAGCAATGTACGTCCAGCTAATGGAATGGCTACCAACTCTAAACAGACCTAAAGGAGTAGCAAGAACTACTACCGGAACATCTGGTAAACAATCTCGATTAAGTACCTATAAAAATAGAGGAGTAAAATGATAGAAGTAATTAAGTTTTATGCAGACTGGTGTGGACCTTGTAAAGTTTACGCTAGAGTATTCGATAAAGTATCAGAACAGCTAAAAGATCAAGCAAAGTTCGTAAATATTAACATAGAGAAAGACGATACAGGACTAACTGAAAAGTACAACGTACAGTCTATACCTACTACAGTTATTATAAGAGACGGACAAGAAGAACTACATAAAGGTAGGTTAGAAGAAAGTGTTTTAAAAGCGTTAATACTAAAATAAAATAAAATAAGTTATGTTAAGAAAACCAGACTCTATCCCAGCAGGGGATACATTAATAGAAGACCCAGTAATGGAACCATTTTTTATATCTAAGTCATCTTCCGGCGGATATACGTTATACGAAAGAGTAGTAAAAGGAGATAATAATACAAATTACATAAAAACAGTATGTTACCCATCTACTTTTAACTCCGCTCTTAAAGCAACAGCTAGAGAACTGCTAAACAGTAGAAGCGTTCACTACAAGACAATAAAATCGTATATTAACGAATGGAGAGATATACAAGAAAAATTAAGTATCCTTACAGCAATAGAATANNAAAGCGTTTGCCTATACGCAAAATACCTGGCAAAAAATTAAATAAATAAACTATGGCAAAACATTGTGTAGTATCCTTATCAGGAGGGATGGATTCCTCAACATTACTACTAAGAGCATTAANAGANTACGATACTGTAACAGGTATTTCATTTGATTATGGTCAAAAACATAGAGTAGAGTTAGAAAGAGCTCAACAACTAGTAGACTACCTTAACGAAAGCTGTAAAGAG